CAATGATCAGAGCACGTCAGTCGTAGTACAACAGCATTGCGTCTATTAGCAAAATCGGTAACAGAGATTCACGGTTTACCTGTCAACGTTCCAAACGCTAGTAGACGCACTTTTTAGATAGGAGAATAATATGGCGAATAAATCATTCGATCCGACTAAGTTCCGTAAGGACTTAACAAAATCTATCTCAGGAATGAGTAGTGGGTTTAACGATCCTAAAGACTGGATCAGCACAGGTAACTTTGCACTAAACTATCTTATTAGTGGCGACTTTAACAAAGGTGTTCCGCTTGGTAAGGTAACTGTGTTTGCTGGTGAATCTGGCGCAGGTAAATCATATATCTGTTCAGGTAACATTGTAAAGGCGGCACAGGATCAAGGTATCTTTGTAGTATTAATTGACTCAGAGAATGCACTTGATGAAAGCTGGTTACATGCACTTGATGTTGATACATCAGAAGAAAAACTACTTAAACTTAATATGTCAATGATTGACGATGTTGCTAAAACTATTAGTTCATTTATGACAGATTACAAAGCAATGGATGAAGAAGAACGTCCTAAGGTGTTATTTGTTATTGATAGTTTAGGTATGTTACTAACACCTACAGACGTTGATCAGTTTAACAAAGGTGATATGAAAGGTGATATGGGTCGTAAGCCTAAGGCATTGACTTCACTTGTTCGTAACACAGTTAATATGATTGGTAGTCACAACGTAGGTTTAGTATGTACTAATCACACTTATGCATCACAGGATATGTTTGATCCAGATGATAAGATCAGTGGTGGACAAGGTTTCATTTATGCATCAAGTATTGTTGTAGCAATGAAGAAACTAAAACTAAAAGAAGACGAAGATGGTAACAAGATCAGTCAAGTTATGGGTATCCGTGCTGGCTGTAAAGTTATGAAGACTCGTTATGCTAAACCGTTTGAAGGCGTACAGGTAAAGATTCCATACGAAACTGGTATGAATCCATATAGTGGTTTGCTTGAATTATTTGAAGCAAAAGGCATTATTAACAAGCAAGGTAATAGGCTTGCATACACTACACTTGATGGTGAAGAAATTCTTGATTATCGTAAAAAATGGATAGGAGAGAATCTTGACAAGGTTATGTCAGATTATCTAGTAAAACAATCAGAAGTGGTAAATACCGATGATGAGGCTACTGATGAGGTAGAACTAGAAGACTTACAACCAATCGAGGAGTAGAATATGGAAGATACGCAAATAGTTGACATCTGGACATTGTTTAAAGAATATGTTGATAAAAAACACGTTGAGCAGGCTGCTGAACGTTATGTAGATTTAATGGCTGATTGTGGCACAGAAGATCAATCATTTATTTCTGCATTAGGTCACGATACTGCGTTAGATATTGCTATTAATTATTATCTAGATCTTGATGATGATGATGTATTAGAAGAAGAAGTAGAGTGGGATGAATAATGGGTTGGTATAGCGAAGTATCTCGTGACATAAGCAAAATACCACAAGCAATTGCTTACTTTGAAGACGAAATAGTTGATGCTCGCAAAGAGGTTAAACTAGTTGGAAATGTAGAACGTGCGGCAGCAAGTATGCCAGGTATTGTTGAACAACGATTCAATCAACTTCAAGAGATTGAAGCTATACTAAACTATTTAAATATTGAGCTACGTAGGTTGCGTAGCTCATTTTTTAAGAAATATCTTGAAAACTATCAACGAGCTCTGTCAAGCCGTGACGTTGAAAAATACGTAGACGGTGAGGCAGACGTTGTTGATTATGAAAAGATTATTAATGAATTTGCACTAATGCGTAACAAATGGTTAGGTGTACTCAAAGCTCTTGATCAAAAGCAATGGCAAATTACAAACGTAGTTAAGTTAAGAGTAGCAGGTATGGAGGATGCGTCACTATGATTTATACTATAGTTACTAGTTTAAATAAAAAATATTGGGATGAAATTAGTAAATTAAATATTGAAACTTGGATACAGCGTTTGCCGGAAAATGTTAATATAGTTATTTACAGCGAAGACAAAATAGATTATTCTCATCCTCGTTTAACATTCTATGACTTATATAACGAGTGTCCTAAATTAGTAAATTTTATTAATACACACAAAGACAACCCCCATTACAACGGAACAAAAGAAGAATATCCAAGAGCATTTAGATACAACGGTATTAAGTTTGCACATAAAACTTTTGCAGTATTTAAAGAATCTCAAAGACAATCTGAGTATCTCATTTGGTTAGATGCTGATATATTAATGTTTGATAACATTGATGAAAAATTTCTTAATAACGCCTTTCCTAAGAATAAGTCAATAGCTTATCTAGGCAGGCCTTCAGAATACGACGAGTGCGGTGTTATGGGATATAATTTAAAAAATGATTTCACTAAAACTTTTTTACAAAAATTTGAAGACGCATACTTAAACGGTCTAGATAATTATAGAGAAACACACGACAGTTGGATATTTTATCAACTACGATTAAGTTATGAAGACCAAAGTCAATTTTTAAACTTAAATACTAATACAGAATCAAATAAACATCCTGTGAGCAGTAGTGTTCTTAAAGATAAAATGGTCCATAACAAAGGCGATCAGAAAAAACGTTGGCAACAGAAGTTTATTAAAAGACATAAATTATAATACAAGGTTCAACATATAATTGAAACTATTGGTAGATATAAAAAGCATAATACAGTTCAGATAGAATTTGTTTAATAAAGAGAAAAAATATGCCTAAAGATAAATTTGCAAACATAACAATCCATCCTAAAAGTGCTAAACTAAGTGCTGGTAATTTTAAAGTAGAAAAAAGTTCTTGGCATAAAGGCAATGTAAATTATTTTCCTGCTAAGAAAGAGCAATTTGCTGACTTAGATGCAATGGCAAAAGAGTTTGTATTCAAAGGGTTTGGACCTGATACACCTATATTTGGCGATAACGATAAAGTAGTTACTATGGGCAGTTGCTTTGCAGATAGACTACGTAATTGGCTAAACGCTAACGGTAAAGGAACAAGTTATATTAACGTACCAGAAGGACTTAATAATAGTTTTGCTGTTAGACAGTACTTAGAATGGGCGTTAACTGGTGACCGTAGTACGGATGCTTATTGGTATGATAACGACAACGAACTTGGGGCTTATCAGTGGGAACCAGATCAAGAACAGCAAAAATTACTACAACATTTTAAAGAAGTAAGTGCAGTTGTTGTCACATTTGGTTTAGGTGAAGTTTGGAAAGATGTAGAAACAAATAATGTATTTTGGCGAGGAGTACCTGCTTCTCAGTACGATCCTGCAAAGCATAAGTGTGTAACATCAACTGTGCAAGAAAATGTAGAAAATATGCAACGCATTGTAGATTTAGTGCAAACTTACGCAGGTAAAGATACAGCGGTAATTTTTACGTTAAGTCCTGTGCCATTAAATGCAACCTTTAGTGATCGCCCTACAATGGTAAGTGATTGTGTTAGTAAAAGTATATTGCGTGTAAGTTTAGATGAATTCTTTCGTACGACCCAAAGAAAACGGGTATATTACTGGCCCAGCTTTGAAATGGTTAGATGGGTAGGTGCGCACACAGATATACCTACGCTATTTGAAGATAATACAACACGACACGTTAATAACAATATTGTAAAAATTATTATTGAAAATTTTGTTTCTAAATTTTTTAGTTCACAATAGATACAAGGATCAAGGTACAAAATGACATTAGAAGAACACCTAGGCGGCCACAACGGAAAGACACATTTAGATCGCGGAACACTAGAATGGGCAAAGGCTACATTTGGCATACAGTCAATGATAGATGTTGGTTGTGGTCCAGGCGGTATGGTAGAATTAGCAAATAACATAGGAATAAAAGCAACAGGAATAGACGGAGACTATACTTTAGATCGCTACGATAATAGTAAGTTTATAATTCACGACTTTACAAAAGGACCTGTTCCAATAACAGAAAATTACGATCTTGCTTGGAGTGCAGAGTTTGTCGAACACGTATACGAAGAATATATTCCTAATTATGTTCAGGCTATGCAACAAGCAAAATACTTAATAATGACATACGCACCAATTGGTCACGGCGGCCATCATCACGTAAATGAAAATACACAAGAATATTGGATAGAGACAATGTCTAAATATAACTTTACATATGACGAAAATTTAACTAATCAAATGCGACAATTGTCAACAATGGGTAAAAAGAAGAAACATCAATTCGTCAAAAAAACAGGACTTTTATTTAAAAATGAACAGAGATAGTTTAGTAGTAGCTATTAAAGAAATGTATAGGAATCATCCTATACCTAAGTTTCCTAACTTTAAGTTAGTATCTTGGAACGATAAAGCTGGACTCGAAGAAGCAGAAGTATTTTTACAACACAACATAATTGGCCAAAAGAATAAAAAGTTCCAAAAATATTATCAATACATTATAGACAGTGGTAAGCCTTTTATAGTTGCTGAAGCTCCGATATTTCGACGTAATGCATTACCTAGAGGAGTTCCAGGATCATATCATAGATATAGTTGGACTAGTTATTTCCAAAACGAAGGAGACTATTGTAATGAAAACTCTCCACCTGACAGATGGCATCGTATACAACGAGATCAAAATATACAAATTAAACCTTGGCGTACGACAGGCGAATATATACTTTTAATTTTGCAACGGCCAGGAGATAGCAGTTTAAAAAACTTATTAGCACAGCACGGGTCGTATAAAAACTTTGTTGAGTTTACATTAAATGAAATTAAAAAATATACTGATCGCCCTATACGTGTACGTATGCATCCTTTACGTCAAGATCGACAATTAGAAGCATTAAAAGATTTTGATATTGATCTTAGTACAAATACTCTTGGGAGCCGTAGTGGTCAAGGAGCACTTGAAGGTGGAGACGGATTGTACAAAGACTTTAAAGATGCATATGCTGTAGTAGGATTCAATAGTAATGCATTAACTGAAAGTATATGCGAAGGCATTCCTACATTTAGTATGTGTTCTAGTTCAATGGCTTGGGATTGTAGTAATAAAGATTTATCTCAAATAGAATCACCAGAATTATTTGATAGACAACAATGGTTAAATAATTTAGGTTATTGCCAATGGCGAGAAGACGAAATAGCACAAGGCCTACCTTGGTTCCATTTATTGAAAGGAATATAAATGAATATAGAATTTGGTTGCGGAGATAACCCTACTAAATTAGGATATAAAACTTGTGATATAAGAAACCTTCCTGGTATAGATTTTGTTTGTGTTGCTTGGAATATTGATAATTTAGTACCTCATAATAGTGTAGACAATATTTTTTCGAGACATTTTTTTGAACATTTAACATTCTCCCAAGGAAGAAAAACTCTAAATGCTTGGTACAATATTATGAAACCTGGAGCGTTATGTGAAATGTCATTGCCTAATATTGACTATCATATAGACCAATGGGTAAATAAGAAAAACATAGAACACGCAAAAGCAGGTTTTTGGGGATGGCAAAGAGAAGGCGACACAGAACTATGGGACGTACATAAAAGTGGCTATAACTTTGGCACATTAAGTTGTTTAATAAAAGAAGAAAAATTTACAAACATAACTCCAATAAAAGTTAACGGTAAACACTTAAAAGTTAGTTTTATCAAACCAATCTAAGAAATCATAATACTAGTACTTAATAAATACCAGTATGGATATAGTTTTAGTTACAGGTGGATTTGATCCGCTACACTCCGGACACATAGAATATTTTAAAGCAGCGAAAGAACTAGGAGATCACTTAGTTGTAGGTGTTAACAGTGACGAATGGTTAACACGCAAAAAGGGAAGACCTTTTATGTCGTTTGATGAACGGTGTGCAATTATAAAAGAACTCAGTGTTGTAGATGAAGTTATAGGGTTCGACGACATAGACGATACTGCTAATCACGCAATAATGCAAGTAGTATCTACAAAAAGTTCAAAATCAAAACTTATTTTCGCCAATGGCGGAGATAGATCAAAATCTAACATACCCGAAATGAAATTTACAGATGTTGAATTTGTCTTTGGCGTTGGCGGAGAAAACAAAGCTAATAGCAGTAGTTGGATACTCGACGAATGGAAAACACAAAAGACAGAACGTGATTGGGGCTACTGGCGTGTGTTAGATCACAAACCTAAGCAAGGTTACAAAGTAAAAGAGCTTGTAATATATCCCGGCAAATCACTCAGTGACCAAAAACACTTTAAACGTTCAGAAGAATGGAATGTACTAGAAGGTATAGTTAAAATGGACACTGAGCTGAATGGTATACAAAGTAGTATACTACTAGAACAAAAAAGTAAAACATTTGAAATTGGTAAAGAAGTTTGGCACAAAGCAAGCAATCCCGGAACAGAAAATACTCATATACTAGAAGTACAATGGGGAGAACAATGCGTGGAGGAAGATATTGAAAGAAGATAAATTAAAAATTTATGTAGGCTGGGACCGAAGAGAAGACATTGCATACCAGGCGTGTAAGCAGAGTATTCTTAATACAGCAACAGTCGAAGTAGATATTATTCCGTTAAAACAGAAACAACTTAGAAAAGACGAGTTGTATTGGAGAGAAAAGGATAAACTTGCAAGTACAGAATTTACATTTACTAGATTCCTTGTTCCTGAACTTCAAGAGTTTGATGGATGGGCTTTATTCATTGACTGTGATTTTATTGCTCTTGAAGATGTTAAAAATTTATTTGATCAAAGAGATGACAAATATGCAGTAATGTGTGCTCAACACGATTATACTCCTAAACAGGGCATAAAAATGGACGGACAACAACAGACAGTTTATCCACGTAAAAATTGGTCTAGTATGATGTTAATTAATTGCGGACATCATTCTAATAAACAACTAACTAAAGAGCTAGTTAATAACGAAGAAATTACTGGAGCATACTTGCATAGATTTAGTTGGTTAGACGACAGTGAAGTAGGCGAACTTAGTCACGAATGGAATTGGTTAGTAGGTTGGTACAAAGAACCGGAAGATGGTAAGCCTAAGTTTCTACATTATACAGAAGGCGGCCCGTGGTTTGAACGATATCAAAATTGTGAATATGCAAATGAATACTATAAAGCTGAACGTAAGTATCTTACTAGTGAATATCACAACATATCTAATAAACTAAGTACTGAAAAACGAATACCTAAATTAGTTAACAATTTATCATTGCCTGATAGTTTACGGCAATCAATTGAGGCTTTTACATATGCAACAATTGATCCCGAAGGAACTTACTACGGCTATACTGAGGAAAATGCTATGAAAATTATACAGAATAAATTTCAACAAGGAAAGACTGCAAAGGTAGCAGCAATATTTAATGACGACTTAAATTACGATAATAAATCGTACGTATACGATGAATATCTAGAAGCACTAAGTTTAGGCAGCGGCGGCAAATTGAGTAGTTGGGATAAAGAAAAAAATACAAATACTCCGTTAATTATTCGAGGAGTTGGAAAGTCTAGTAGAGAAGCAGTCAAGCACTGTTGGGAAACTGGTAGAGAGTTTTATGCAATCGACACAGGATATTTTGGTAATACAAAAAGTAAATCAAAAGGCTGGCATAGAGTTACAAAAAATAATTTACAAGACTATGGTCCAATTATCGAACGTCCTACAGATAGGTTACTAGGATGGAAATATAAAAAATTTAAAAAAGGAAGTAAAATATTAATATGTCCTCCTAGTGACAAAGTTATGAAATTCTTTGATCAACCTAGCCCAGAGGAATGGACAAAACAAATAGTAGCACAATTAAAGAACATTACTGATCGACCAATCGAAGTTAGATTAAAACCTAATAGAACACATAGAATAACTGGTAATTCTATTGAAGATGCACTATCAAACAATGTTCATTGTCTTATAACATACAACAGCATTGCTGCCTTAGAAGCGTTAAATTTTGGAAAACCTGCTATCGCACTTGGTCCTAATTGCGCATCAATTGTATGCAATACTAAATTAGAAGAAGTAGAAAATTTGCATATACCAGACAAAGATGAAATGACTGCTTTAATGTCACACCTTAGTTATTGTCAATTTTCAAGAAATGAGTTGATGAACGGCTTTGCTTGGGATACTGTTAATGAAAGTCGTTAGTTACTATAATGTAGTTCCAAGTTATAATAAGAGCCAAGAAAAATTTGATATACTTACTAAATTTATTCAAGGTGTAAATGCTGCCGGAGATACTGGAATTGTACACAAAGGATACGACTTACAAAAGTGCGATGTTGGAATGATTCAAGGCTGGCAACACGCAGTTGGTAAAAATGCACCCCACTTGCAGTTACGACAGCGTGTAATGAATAATACATCAAATACACACGTATGCACAGCAGACGCAAACTTGTTTTTATATGCAAACAAAATTAATCGTCCTCATCACTATTTGAGATATAGTTTTGACGGTGTATTTCCAAATACTGGTAATTACTTTGATGATAATCCTAATCCTAAACGTTGGCAACAAATTTCTAAACATTTAGATATAGCTCTTGAAAACCGAAAGAAAGGAAAAAATATTGTAATTTGTTTACAACGTAATCAAGGATGGAGTATGGGAGAATTATCCGTAACTAATTGGTTAGAAACTACTATTGCAAAAATTTTAAATCATACCGATCGAACTATTGTTATTAGGCCGCACCCAGGTGATAAAAAAGCCATAACTCAATACTTGCCACAACTAATACAAAAATATCGAAGCAATAAAAACATTAAAGTTTCAATGCCTGGTTCGCCTTTAGATCAAGATTTAAACAAAGCGTGGGCTGTTGTAAATCATAATAGCAGTAGTATTGTTGGACCACTAATACAAGGATATCCTGGATTTATTACAGACCCAGATAAGAGTCAATGTGAAGAAGTTTGTCACACAGACTTTAGTAAGATAGAAAATCCTCAAGAGTTTGATCGACAAAAATGGTTAGAACGTATTAGTATGTTTCATTGGAACTTCCAAGAATTAACAGACGGCACAGCGTGGAAACATATGAGAGAATATGTATGAAAGTTGTTAAGGTCGCTGCTATTAATATGAATTCAAGTTCTTATGAATGCAACTTTCGTTGCGATTCTATTTTACAACAGTTTGCAAAAGGAATCAATAAGCAGTTATTACCTGCGAGTGATGCAATTACAAATTCGTTGCCTTTGGTAGGAAGAGGTATGTCAGAATCTGTAGGCAAGTATATTTTATTGTCTATGAAAAATAATTTACCATTTTATCATATTGATACAGGGTATTTTGGTAATGTTAAAAGAAAAGTATGGCATCGAATTACATACAATGGATTTCAAAACACAAATACATTTATACCGCGAGACAAACGAAGACTGTCTCAACAACTTCTTTCTTATTTTGGACAAGATGTAGAAATGCCGTTAGAAAAAAAGATTAATTCATTTACTCCGGGTAAAAAAATATTAATATGTCCACCTAGTAAAAAAGTTATGGGATTTTTCCAACAACCAAGTCCGCAGGAGTGGACTGAGAAAGTTATTAAAGAGTTAAGGCAATATACTGATAGACCTATTGAAGTACGCTTGAAGCCTAGTAGAACTGAAAGACAAACTGTTAAAAATATGAAAGACGCATTAAAAGATGATATACATTGTTTAGTAACATACAATAGTATTGCTGCTACAGAAGCATTAATGGCAGGAAAACCTGCCATTGTACTTGGACCAAATGCTGCACAATCTATATGTGAAACAGATCTAAAAAATATAGAAAATCCAAAAATCCCAACTCAGAGCGAAATGATTGCTTTCTTAACTCACCTATCTTACTGTCAGTTTACACAAACAGAAATGTATAATGGGTTTGCTTGGAAACACTTACAGCATTAGTTATTTCCAATAATCCTCAGTTCTATTAACCATTAAATCTCGTGATCGACTTTTTCCTTCTTCCTTGCGGACGCCTTTCATATGATCCATCCATTTACCTAATACACTATTAATTAAAGGATGTCCGCCTCCGCCTGTACGAGCTTCTTTCAAATACATTTCAGCACTATAATCTAACACGTTAGGAAACTCTTTTTTCATATTATTAAGAATGTGTCCGAACACGAAACTATCGTGCCATTCTTCTAATAAGAATATACCTTGTTCGGCTTCTTCGTATACACGTTCAAACTCTTTAAGGAACTCGTGACATACAGGATGATTTAAGTTCATACCATAGAAGCCGCACTCTGGCCACGTCTGAGATCCTTTACCCCTACCTACATATGTTAACCAGGTATTATTTGGTAATAAGTTATTAAATTCTTTATGGCTCCAATCACTATGAATAAATGTATCAGCATCCATCCATACACACCAGCCTTTAGAACGTGTACAAGCGTCATACACAGCATATGTTTTGTTAGCAAAGCGTATGGCGTCCCATTTAAATTTCTTGTGCCAATCCCGCGGTCTACGTGCTTTAATAGCGTCTGTAGGTATGCCGTTTGCTCTAGGATCATTCTTCCAACGTTCCTTAAATACATTTAATTTAGGTAATACTTCTTTAGCATCAAGAATTGTTATCTGTTTCGGATCGGGGTTGATTGGATTACAATCTTCTGCGTATACTAATAGCTTTATCTTTTTACTAACTCGTTCTGCAAAACTATCTAAGAATCGTTGACCGTATGTGTCTAATCCTGGCTTATGAAAGGTTGTAACCACTGTTATTGGTGTCATATCGTTCCTCTTGTTAAATATGTATATGGAGTATTTAACTAATGATTTTCTGTCTATACACTGATTATGGCGCACTAAACAGTAAGCCAGTGTTTGAAGCATTTGCAAAGAGTGTAATTGACGCTGGCCATAAAGTAGTATACAATGAGCCTTATAGAGTTGGCGGCCATTATAGTAACTATGATGTTGCTGTTATATGGAGTGTACTATGGCACGGCAGAATGTCAAAAAATCAAACGGTTTGGGAACAAAATCGTATGTTAGATAAACCTGTTATAGTATTAGAAGTTGGCGGCATTAATCGCGGCACAACTTGGAAAGTAGGATTAAATGGAATCAACAGAACTGCTTACTTTGGTGACAAAGACAATGATAGGGTTAGGGCTGATAGCCTGGGACTGGTTTGTAAACCTTGGAGATCCAACGGCGATTATGTTTTAATATGTGGTCAACACGACAAGAGTTTACAATGGCAAGGTATGCCTCGTATGAGCAACTGGTTCTTAAATACCTATGACGAAATACGTAAATACACTGACCGACCTATTATATTTCGACCTCACCCACGATGTAGACTAGAACACATAGAACGTGGTCTTAAACACGTAACAAGACAGGAACCTAAACAAATTGCCAATACTTACGATGATTTTGATATGGGGTTTAATAATGTACATTGTACTATCAGCTACAGTAGTAACCCTGGCATACATAGTATCATCGCCGGCGTTCCTAGTTTTGTTAGCACTCATAGTCTTGCTTATCCTGTAGCCAACGATATAGACTTTTTACACGATATTGAAAATCCTGTAATGCCAGATCGTACACAATGGCTGAACGACTACGCTCATACTGAATATACAGTTGACGAAATTTCTCAAGGCTTACCACTTAAACACTTGACATCTAAGATAGTTTAGCGTATACTACATATATGTTTACAGTAGAAGATTATATAGAACTCCTTACCGGATTCCAAGGTAGTGCAGACATAACACTAGATAGCAGTGACCATTCTCTTATGTTTAGTTTTGCAAAACAAATATCAAATAGTATACCGTTTACCGACAGGCAATGTGACCTTGCTAAAACAAAAATTAGTTATTACAAAGAACAACTTGAAAAAAATAACTATGAAGTAAACGAGTTATCGCAGTTGCGTATGCCATTGCGTTCTATTGACAGAAGTAGATGGATTAAGATTGTTGAATTAAATGATAACGAATTGTGGATAGGCATTAGATTTATTTTTCAAAAGAAATTAATTCTACAACTTGACAAATTAAAAAGATTAATGTCAGACTCACAAGACGCATTTTATGATAAAGAATATAAAATCCATTATTTTAAATTAAGCGAAAGTAATGTATATGATGTAGTAAGCACATTTAAAGACATTACTAATTTTGAAGTTCAAGACGAACTTCTTGTATATTTTGAAAAGTTAAAAGAAATGAAAAACAACAAACAGAATTATATACCAGGCATATACGGAATGCAACTTAAAAACTTACATACTAAAAGTTTAGACTATGCTATTAGTAGTGTCGGTACTCCAACAGCAGATAATCTATGTCAATTTTACGATCAAAAAGATCGATTAGGATTATACCATTTTGATAAAGACGATTTACTTGAAAGTTTAAAACATCTAACTCCGTTATCTCAAAAAATTGTTAATAGAGAGTCTCACCAAGTATTAGTTAATTCATCACAATACACAATTAATAATTTAGCAGAAGTAATACTTGAATTATATCGTTTTCCTTTAGTAATAGTTTTAAATGAAAAACAATGTTATGACGAATTAGTACAGTTTCATAGAGCGTTTAGTGGTATAATACCAAATGAACGTTGTAGTGTATTATTTAGATTAGATAATAATTCAGAAGGTGAGGAATTTAATCAATATATCAAAGCTAATAATCTTAATAATAAGGTTGACAATAATACAAAAATAGTGTATATTAGTAATAATAAAGTTCCGAAGCCTTTGTTAAAAAGTGATTGGTTACCGATTACTGCTATAACAACTTCCTCAAATAGAAGTGCTGGCGCAAAAACAGATGCATATATTGAGATGCTAGATCTTGTAATGCATTATGATTCTGATGTTAGTCCTTGGAAACGAAAACAAATAGAGACCCTTTAATGGCAACTTGCAAACTAATAATTGAAGATGAAGTAAACATTAAGCTAGAAGGACTAGAGGTTGATGTACGGAGAAAGCTCGCGAATGCTCTTAAGTTTGAAGTGCCATACGCAAAGTATATGCCACAATATAAACTTGGTCGATGGGACGGCAAAGTTGCTTTCTTTGGTATTGGCGGTACTGGCTATGTTAATCATCTTGATGTTGTTAGTGAAGTTTTGCAAAAAAATAATGTACAAATAATAGACATTGAAGACAATAGACATCCTATACAATTTGACTTCCAACCAGTAACAGAACGTTATTGGGCTGATCAAAATGTACGTTGGCCAAAAGGACATCCTGCAGAAGGTGAAGAAATTATTCTGCGTGACTATCAAGTAGAGTCAATTAACAACTTTTTAAAACATCCACAGAGCTTGCAACAGATTGCTACTGGTGCAGGTAAAACAATTACTACAGCAACACTTTCACATATAACTGAGCCGTATGGACGTAGTCTTATTATCGTGCCTAACAAGAGTCTTGTTACACAAACAGAGGAAGACTATATTAACTGCGGGCTCGATGCTGGGGTGTACTTCGGCGACAGAAAAGAGTTAGGTAAGACTCACACTATTTGCACTTGGCAGAGTTTGAATATACTCGACAAGAAGCACAAGGACGGAACAGCAGTATTATCATTAGCTGAGTTCTTAGATGGTGTAAGCACTATTATTGTCGACGAAGTACACCAGGCTAAAGCAGAAGTACTAAAGAATTTACTTACACGTAATTTAAAGAACGCTCCGATACGTTGGGGACTAACAGGCACTGTGCCAAGAGAGAAGTTTGAGTTTGAAAGTATTCACGCTAGTCTTGGTCCTGTAATTGGTCAAATTAGTGCTAAAGAATTACAAGACAAGGGTGTACTATCACAATGTCACGTTAACGTAGTACAATTATTAGATACACAATCACACTCAGATTATCAATCAGAATTAAAATATTTAACAACAAATCAGGCAAGATTAGAATACATAGGCAAATTATTAAGCACAGTAAAAGAATCAGGAAACACACTTATACTTGTAGATAGAATTAGTGCTGGGGAAATACTTCAAGAACTAATACCAGGTAGTGTGTTTGTAAAGGGCGATGTAAAATTAAAAGATCGCAAGGAAGCATATGATGAAATTAATGAAGGAACTAACCACGTGGTTATCGCAACATACGGAGTCGCGGCTGTTGGTATTAATATACCGCGTATTTTTAATCTTGTTCTGCTTGAGCCTGGCAAAAGTTTTGTCAGGGTAATTCAAAGTATTGGTAGAGGCGTTCGTAAGGCAAAAGACAAAGACTTTGTACAAATTTGGGATATCACATCATCGTGCAAATTTGCAAAGAGACATTTAACACAACGTAAAAAATTCTATAAGGAAGCACAGTATCCTTTCACTATAGAAAAAGTAGATTGGAACTAAAATATATGCAAATACTAACATTAGAAAACGAAACGTTTCCATTAAAACAAATACCAGAAGAACTTGAAGAAGAAGTTCGATTTGCGGTATTAGACAATAGTGATCCTAAAAATCCTGACTTCTTTTTTGTACCAATGATCTTTTTAGAATCATTTAGTGCGCCAGCAATGGTATTAGAAATTAATGGTCACGAAATTACAATGCCAGTTGATTGGCACATAGCTGTTGGAGACAGTACAAGTGGCAACGACTTAGAAGTACTACCTTTAACATCAATTAACGATAGGGGCTTTGAAGCATTTTTATTCAATCCTTTATCGAGTTATAAGTTTGACTTTGGAGACATTAAGATAACTAATTTTTATTCAGATGTAAAATGGTATTTTCCTAAAGTTAAAAACGGACAGCTACTTGGTGTTCCCCTTACTAAAGATCCAAAGTCGGTCTGTGCTTACTTTATTAAGGATATAAGTAGACAAAGCGAAGTAATAGATTATACAAACTTATTATAAGGAAATGGAGAATGACAATGAAAGCAGGTAAAATTTGGGGTCAAACGGAATTGATCCACGCTAACGGAGTATTAGAGTTTCACCGTATTGAATATAAAGGCGGCTACAAATGTAGCGAACACGAACATCAATTTAAATGGAACGGCTTTTATGTAGAGTCAGGAAAGATGCTTGTGCGTGTTTGGCAAGACGACCAAGGACTAGTTGATGAAACTATTCTTGAAGCAGGAGACTTTACACAAGTAAAGCCAGGCAAGATCCACCAGTTTGAAGGTATCGAAGACGGTGTAGCATTTGAGCTATATTGGGCAGAGTTTAATCACAACGATATTGTACGTAGAACAAGTGGAACAGCAATTGGCAAAACTAAAACCAAATGAAGCATTGATATACGAGCGTAACGATGGTGTTGTCTACGCTCGTTATCAAAACAGGCCCGAGATACCTCGCTGGATTATAGGCGGAGACCCGGCAGGAGTTGCTAGAGCTCAAGGAGACTTAATAAGTTATGCCGAGTGGCAAGAATTATGTGAGTTGTCAGAAGAATATCCAACACTAAAAAAACTATTAGATACCTTAGTAACAACTTATTATACAATTAAGGAACACAAATGAAATACAGTGAATGGGATATAGGAGGCGATGTAGTTAAAAATGACAATCGTTATATTGTTAAAGATAATACTATGTTAAAAAATTTAGTTGTAAGCAGTACAATGTTATCAGCTCATAAAAGTACAACAGGACATAGACACGCTGGACAAGAAGAAGTGTATATGTTTGTTAAAGGTAGTGGACAAATGGAACTTGATCATAAAATATTCGATGTTACAGCAGGCGACACTGTACTAATTGAAGACAACGTATTCCACAAAGTACATAATAATACAGACTTTGGATTAAAATTTATTTGCGTATTTGACGGAGGAAGAAAACAATGAGAATTATAGCAGGCCCTTGCCAACACGAATCATTAGCACACAGTGCAGAGATTGCTAAAGAATGTAAACGTGTATGCGACAAGTACGGTATTGAATATATATTTAAAGCAAGTTTTGATAAAGCAAATCGTAGTAGTATGCAGGGTAAGCGTGGTGTTGGACTAGAAGCAACTCTGACAGACTTTCTTGCTCTTAAAGTACAGTATGGTGTAAAGACATTAACTGATGTACATTCTGTAGAACAAATAAAATATATAGAAGCACAATTTAAAAATGCAGTTGATGTCTATCAGATACCTGCATTCTTATGTAGACAAACTGACCTTATACAGGAAGCGTGTCGTACAGATAAAATTGTTAATATTAAGAAAGGCCAGTTTATGGCGCCTTGGGATATGAAAGGGGTGCTAAGTAAATGTGAAGGCGCAAAAGACGTCTGGATAACAGAGAGAGGAACAAGTTTTGGCTATAACACTCTTGTCGTTGATTATACTGGTATTATGTATATGCTCGACAATTATGAACATCCTATTGTTTTCGATTGTACGCACTCTGCACAAAAACCCGGCGGACAAGGGGATAGTTCAGGCGGCAATCGTGATTACGTGCCTGGGTTGGCTCGTAGCGGGTCTGCTCTTGGGGTACGGGACTTTTTCTTGGAAGTCCATCCAGATCCTGATGTAGCACCCAGTGACGGACCTAATATGCTACGTTTAGAGGATTTTGAACAAGTAGTAGAAGATATTATAGCATATTCGTATACACCTAAAGAAAAAGTTCCTCTTGATAGAAACTATACAGGTTTTAGATATCAGGAGTGCTAAATGAAAACTGCAATACTCATACCCGCTAGATATGGTAGTACACGCTACCCTGGAAAGCCTCTAGCTATGCTGAACGGTGTTCCTATGATAAAACGTGTGTATGACGCTTGTGTTGCGTCTAAGAAGCCAACATATGTGCTTACTGATGATCAAAACATATACAATGTAATAGGTGCAGATTGTCTATTAGATCACAGCGAATACGAAAACGGAACCGAACGATGTGCAGGCGCTGTTGCTAAGTTTAACATATTAGATGAGTACGAACAGTTTATAAATGTACAAGGCGATATGCCGGACGTAACAGATGAGATGATTCTAACGGCTACTGGATGGCTAAAATACTATCCTGTCAGTACATTGTTTACGCATATGCCTAAAGAAAAACAGGCAGACCCTAATACAGTAAAGATGGTACGTGCCGGCGATCAAGCTCTATGGTTTGGTAGAGGTATGACCGGGTACGGAGATTGGCATTTAGGTGTATACGGATATAAACGTAATTCTTTAGAAATGTACAAAACTCTTAAAGTAACTGTAGAAGAAGAAACGGAAAAATTAGAACAACTTAGATGGCTCAAAAATGGTTGGCAAATAGGTTGTTCGAGTGTACAATATAATGGAGTAGAGATAAATTCACCAGAGGATGTAGACGAATGGCATACCAAGAATTTCCAGTAAAAGATGTACTAGCGTGTATTGACAGCAACGCTAAATCTGTTTGGAAAGAATTAACTGACGAACAAAAGAAGTGTGTTAACTTTTGGTTGCTTAACAGATACGCAAGTAGTGTACAAGGATCAAGAGATGCACAAGAACTTGCTATTGTACTTACTAACGAATACTATAACAAGAACTGGAATGTGTTAGGTACAAGACATCCTCAATTACAATGGCAGTTGCTATGCTCAACACATAATGCATCTGCTGCGATTAGAAAACATCAATGGATTGGATTTAAAAAGAAAAAAGGCAACAACAATGCTATAAAACTTTTACAAAAAATACATCCTAATATGAAACAAGACGAGGTAGAATTACTTGCTGGATTATCTACAAAAAAAGAACTCAAAGAACTTGCAAAGGAGTATGATATTGATATCAAACTCTGAGAAACCATACAAGTGTGAGTATTGTGGTAATGGATATATGCGGGAGAAAACTCTTGCGGCGCATATGTGCGAAAAGAAAAGAAGATGGCTACAAAAAGACGAAAAAAGAGTAAGGTATGGACTATATGCATTTCAAAGATTCTATAAACTCTCAGCAGGTAACAAAAAAGAAAAAACGTATGAAGATTTTGTCGGGTCACCCTATTATAATGCTTTTGTTAAATTTGGCAGTTTTATTAGCAATGTACGGCCTTTATATCCTGAAAAATATATTGACTACGTAGTTACTAGTGGAGTTAAATTAGATCACTGGGCTAGAGATGAGCTGTATGAAAAATACGCATTAGAGTTTATTCTAAAAGAAGATGTAACTACAGCACTTGAGCGTAGTATACAAACAATGCTAGAATGGGCTGCTGATAATGATCCTGCTCCGTGGGATCATTACTTTAACCATATTAGTTTGAACAGAGCAGTATGGGATATTAAAGATGGTAAGATTAGTCCTTGGCTATTACTAAACTGTAAGTCTGGCAAAGCTATGCTAGGTAAATTCAACAACGAACAACTTGAAATGGTATTCCACGTTATTAACCCTCAACACTGGGCAATGCGTTTTAAACGTTTGCCAAATGATGTGCAACTAGTAAAAGAGATTGCACAGGAAAGTAAACTATGATAGAAGAATGGTTTAAAACACCGATACATATCGGTAGCGCAACTAACTTTAAAAATTTACAAAAAGAGATATCGTCGTGTACTTCACAGATTGATTTTAAAAAACATCCAGATTGGGGAGGGCAAAATCATTCGTTAAGTAGCCCTAACTTTGATCAAAATATTATAACTAAATTTAATTTAACGCAACTTAAGAACGAAATAGAAACACAAGTAATTAACTATACAAAGGGTTTTAGTAATACAAAGTATAATATTATTATAGAAGATTGTTGGATAGCTAACACTGCACCAAAAGAACATACAGTTGTACATAATCACGGTACTACACATATTTCCGGTGTTTATTATTTTAAGACAAACGAAAAAGACGGGAACATATATTTTTTAAATCCTATCGTATCATTAATGAATTCACATTTTCTAGCACCAGATGATTATGTAGAGTACCCACCGAAAGAAGGTTTGTTTCTTTTATTTCCTAGTTGGCTATTTCACGGAGTTAGATCAAATGATACTAAGGATAATAGAATTAGTATTTCGTTTAATGTAACCTTAACAAAAGATAATACACAAGAAAGCAAACTATGAGGAAATTATTAAACGGTAGTGAAGTACAGGATGAAGAGAACGCTGATAACCTATTAGTATATACCGAGTGTCCTACAAAATATAAATTAGTAGATATGGAAACAGGCGATGAGTATATGGGTTTACCTTTTGGGTCAAGGCACCCGAGTGGATTGTATGATGTGTATTGGGAAAAAATAGGAAAGAACAATGCCTGATATTGATATAGACTTTGCAGACAGAGATGTTATTTTATCTCAACTTGAACATCGTGTGGCAAAATTAAACACCGGCAAGAAGCACAACACTGGTGTTTATGCTACAGAGATTCCCCATAACCCTGTAGACAACTTGAGTACAATTGAACACAAGACAGCAGAAGACAGAGGTTACTTTAAACTAGATTTTTTAAATGTGTCTATATATAAAGATGTTAAAGACGAGGCACATTTACAAGAACTTATGGAAAAGGAGCCAATATGGCAACTACTGGAACACAAAGACTTCTCAGATCAAGTATTTCATCTAAGCGGTCACGACGAACTATTACAGCAATTGAAGCCTACTTCGGTACAACAATTGGCGGCTACACTGGCAATTATCAGACCAGCAAAGCGACACTTAGCAAAAGAAAATTGGGAAACGATAATGAACGAAGTATGGACAAAGCCGACAGACGGAGCATACTTCTTTAAGAAAGCACACGCATATGCGTATGCTACAAGTGTCATAGTCCATATGAATTTGTTATGCGAACAAATTAACTCTTAGGTTTCTTAACTAGTTGCACTGACTTACGCTTTACTCGTTTAATTGCTAAGTTGTTTAGATTAACACACGGACCAATTGTAACTTTTACATCTTTGCTGTTCATTGTTTGAATAGCATAACGAAATTGATCCATTTCTGTTCTTAAAAAGATGTTGATAGGTATCATTCGATTTGATTCCCACCACCATACATCACCTAAGTCAAGTAACATCTTCTTTTCTTTTTCACTTTTTAAATCAGTGTATACGTACATACTTGTAACATACTGATCTTGATTTATAACGATGCCGACGTACTCGGCGCCACCGTAATGAACTACGCTAATGAATGGAAAATTTTCTTCGATATCTTTTAGTAACATTGTTATCCGATAAATACTATTATGCAAACTTTACGATATTTAGTATCAAACAGAATTAACATCCTAGCAAATGAAGCAGGATTCGTTACGGAGTATAAACCAGTGTATAGCAGACAGTTAAATGTATATAAAGGAATAGATAATGTCCTTGAATTTAGATTATTAAACGCAGATCAAAAACCATTAGATGTAGATAGATACACACCTAAGTTTGTAGCGTTCGATGAAAACAATCAGATGGTTATCGAACACGATGGTGTAAACCTACAAGAAGGTGATAGTACTGCATATACTAAAAAAGGTTTATTTAAAGTTACTATAACTGAAAATGATTTATTGAATATAAAAGATCAGTTTCTATCATACAATGTATATCTAGTTGACTATGACGATACTAAAGTACAAACTTATGCTAACGAATGGTTTGAAGCACCTGGCATTATTAAAGTCAGCGGTAATGCATTTCCTGGTCCTAGTTCAAGTTATTCAATTGGCACATTTGTATCCGATAATGATGCTTGGTTATCTGAGTCTATCGACGCACAGCCGAGTATTAACGGCAATGAAGCTCTACACACTGCGGCTTTTTATACAGACAGTTATATAGGCGATGTAGTAGTACAGGGCACACTAGAAAACCGAGTAACTGGATCAACAAGTTGGGCTGATATTGAAACTGTAACGTTTGACGGAACAGAAACAGAACCTACACCTGTAAACTTTAACGGTGTATTCAATCATTTACGTGTTAAAGCAACAGCAGATCCAGCAGACAAAATTTCCAAAATACTAGTGAGGAACTAATGCAAGATGTCGTAGTAATAACTACGTTTGCTCAAGATCATATTAATCTTTACGGAAAAAGATTTGTAGATACATTTAAACGCTATTGTCGTTATCCTTTGTATATATTTGCAGAAGATTTTAGTAGTGATCAGTTCTACGGACATACTGTATATGATTACTATAAACATATTCCTGAGCAGCTAACATTTAAAAATAATATATTAAATCTATTTCCATCTTTAGATACAAAAGAGCAGAATAGATTACGTAAAGCACTGCGTTGGAGTTATAAAGGGTTTGCTATATGGTATGCTCTTAAAAATATAGATACAAAATATATTGTATGGATCGATGCTGATGTTGAAACTCTATCAAAGATACCTTCTAGTTTAATAAGTTCATTATGTGAAGATAAATTATTAATGTGTTATCCTCAACGAATGAAAGGTAGTCTTCACGTAGAATCTGGATTTGTAATTTTTAACAAGCAACACCCAGAAATAGATTTAGTAATACAACATTACGAGAACGGTTATCTTAATCAGCAAGTGCTTGAACTTTCAAAGCCGTGGGACGGTTTTTGGCTAGGAAAATTTATCGAGCAATCAAACAATTGCTGTTTAGAACGTACACCATTTAAAAATATAGAATCATTCTTTAAGCATTATGTTGGTAAAGAAAAGTTTCAAGATACTAGTTTGAACAAATACTCGGGCCGAAAATCATTGACATAACCCTACACTGACGCTATAATAATAGTATGAGTGTAGTAAGCGAAACAGTTCTGACATACTTGCCGGCTAAGCGTAAACAAACGCCTAGTGGCTGGTTATCCTTTAATGCTACGTGTTGTCACCATAATGGACACGCAGCAGACACTCGCGGCCGTGGTGGCCTTATAAGTAACCCAGATGGAGGCGTAAGTTATCATTGTTTTAACTGCGGCTTCAAAGCGTCCTGGCAACCGGGCAGGAACTTCTCACATAAACTGCGTAAACTCCTACAATGGATGGGAGCACCTGACGATGTAATCAATAAGGTAGCACTAGAGGTTATGAGAGAAAATGAAGGGGTTGAAGCTAAAACACAAATAGCCCAACTACCAACTTTCAATACTGTTCCGTTGCCAGATGATGCTGTTAAGATTACAGATATAACAGACTTCAACAAGTATAGTATGGCAGTACTTGAGTATATGGCTGCACGTAATTTAAACGTTGATGATACAGACTATTACTGGAGCCCCAGCTTAGGGTATCGTGATAGATTGATCATACCCTTCTACTTTGAAGGTAGGGTAGTAGGATGGACTGGACGTAGCGTGAACCCAGACAAGAAGCCCAAGTACTTGACCGAAGTGCAACCTGGGTTTGTGTACGGACTAGACGAGCAGTCTTATAAAAAAGTATTTGCGATACTCTGTGAAGGACAAGTCGATGCTATACACATAGAAGGTTGTGCGCTAGGTGGTAGTGAAATATCTAGTCAGCAAGCAATGCTGCTCAATAGACTACAGAAGCAAATCATTGTTGTTCCTGATCGTGACAAGGCAGGAAGTAAACTAGTAGAAGAAGCAATTGATCTAGGTTGGAGTGTGAGTATGCCTGATTGGCCTACTGGACTAAATGACATAGGTGATGTAGTAGAAAAACACGGTAGGTTATATGCATTACATACTATAGCAAGCAGTGCCGAAGACAGTGCATTAAAAATTAGACTGAGAGCGAAGAAATGGTTCGACTGATTACTTTACTTTTTGTAATAACTGTGTTATACTTAGCAGTAACTAAAAAACAAATCGAACCCGAGCCACTTGGGTTTTCGCCGAGCATAATTACAATAGAAGAACTAGAACCAAGGGTATTTGATGACAACTAGACAAAACACAGACTATGGATATGATATACAAAAAGTATATTTAGAAATGATGCTGTCTGATGCTGAGAGCTTTGTACGCTGTCAGGCTGTATTTGATCCGGATAGTTTTGATAGAAGACTAAAGGCGCCAGCAGAGTTTCTCAACAACTATGTTATGGAACACAATGCATTGCCTACACTTGATATGATCAATGCGGCAACAGACATTAATTTAAAAGATGTAGGTGAACTACAAGAGAATCACTATGATTGGCTACTAGCAGAGTTTGAAACATTTAGTAAACACAAAGCACTAGAAGCGGCAATCCTTAAGAGTGCTGACCTGTTAGAAAATGGTGACTATGGACAGTGTGAAGACTTGGTCAAGAAAGCTGTACAGATAGGACTACAAAAAGACTTGGGTACAGACTACTATGCTGATCCAAGAGCTAGACTAGAAGGCATCAAGAGTACAAACGGACAAGTAAGCACAGGCTGGGGAGCAATTGATAAGAAACTATTCGGCGGTTTCAACAGAGGAGAGCTGAATATCTTTGCAGGTGGTTCGGGTGCAGGTAAGAGTTTGTTCCTTGCTAACATTGGTGTTAACATGGCTGAGGCAGGATTGAATGTAATTTACTT